ACAAATTGGCGGATCCCTGGCATTTGCATGTACATGCCAGACCTTTCCTACCCACTGAACCAAGCGACTGGCACGGCCCACCGCGTTGCCAGGTTGACACCGACCATGGATCCGGCAGTCAAAGCAGCAATGAAAGCTTTTGTGACCGAGGAGATGAAGGCGTACAAACCGATCACTTCATTCACCCCGGTACGGGAGCTCATTGCGAAACTTGACAAGCCCCAGGCCTTCAAGGACATCTTGCTGCAAGCTCACGACACCGAGCCGCAACGCTTCCGGCTGACATCCACTGCCAGCATGCGCCGCGATCAGTATACGATCGCGGCGGCGGGGAAGTATGAGTACTATGAAGAGCCCAAGTTCATGCGGAACGTGTTTGGCCAGGCCCGGGTGACCCTCGAGGCGGACACCTACGGATGGGCCGGGGCGATAACCAAGGACGTTGAGAGGTGTTTCTATGAGCAAACGATAGGCCACGTGAAGGGGATGACGCCGCAACAACGGATGGAGCGAATTAAAGAAATATGCCATCCAAGTTCGCGGAACACCCTTTCTGACTACAGCTCATACGAAGCCTCGATGGGTGAGGACGTCTACGATTGCATCCTTTTCCCGCTTTACGAACGACTGCTGAGTGGAATGCCGAGTGACTTTAGGTCGGTGTTCCACGCGGCGAACAGGCGTTTGTACACTGACCTCAACGTCAAGTTCAACAAGAAAAGTCCCTACTCTGCCTCTATTACGGCCTCCATTAACAACTTGGAGCCGTCTGGCATACCGGGCACCGCCCACACAAACTTCAGTGTCAATCACTTTGTGTGGAAGAAGAATCTCGTGGACAAAGGCTTGTCGCCCACACAGGCAGACCAGCTCGGCCTCAAAGAAGGGGACGACACCGTTTGGTCGTTGCATGGCATCAGGTTTGAAAAAGAAGACTTCGCAAAGTATGGTCTGGTCGTCAAAATGGACCAAAACATGGATAACGCGGAGTCGGCCTTTTGCCAGTTACACCCTCTCAATGAGTCAGACGGTATCATCACCAATCCACAAAAATTCTTAGCAAAGTTTTTCATGCTCCGCCCCTGCGACATGGGCCTGAAACCTAGTGGGCTCCTTGCAGTCTACAAGGCCAAGGCCATGAGCGCTGCCTGCTTGTACAAGGGCGCCCCCATCATCACCCCTTTCTGCGAACGTGTGCTCCTATTGTTGAGACACATAACCGCGTCTGAGCGTTTGCTCAATCGCGAGGCCAAATACGGCTACGAAAAAAGCGAGAAGCAGGAGGTAGTGGCGGTGACAGCTGAGGCGCGCGCAACGGTCGAGCAGCTGTGGAGCTGGACAACGCCAATGCAACTGCACGCAGAAGCCATCATTGCGAATTGGGTTGGCGGCCCGCTGCTTATCCCACCCCAGTACTTTCCTGAATCGTACCAGCAAGGGGTGCGGTATCTACGGGACGCAGATGACGTTTCATCCCCGGTCGCAACGAACACTCACGTGCAGGACTTACTGCTGGAACACCTCAGCCCTCACGCGCGAACACCTGGAGACATGCACCGTCTCAAGGCTTCGTGCTGCTGAGCACCAGCGCATTCACGACTAGACTAACCGACTACAACCACCGAGCCACCCGAGCTCAAATCGGTATGAGGATGACAACCTCACAGGCGC